TTTGGTCACATGGAATTTTACAAGAGGTGTTTCGAACAGGGTCTCAAATACGCAGTCATTTTTGAAGATAACGTCATTGTCAAGTCTAACACACTCTATGACGAAATTCAATCGGTCATCGATGAAAAGGGTGATGACTTTGAAATGTGTTTCTTTCATTGTTTGTCACGACTTCCAGATAAGAAGGAAGGAACTCTGGAAAAGGTTAAATGGATATCTAGTACCAAGTGCTATCTTGTCCACGTAGACAATATGAGAAAATACACAAAGCACTTCTATCCAATGGATAACCATGTGGATATGAAACATGAAGATCTCATCGCGAAGGGTGCCAGAGTGTACTACAAGGATTTACGTGAATATATGTTCATCGATAGAACTCACAAAAGTATGATTGGTCATAATGATCACGGTAGACGTGAGTTCTTTTCGAGGCAGTACCCAGAGGCCACACCAGATGATGTCAAATGGGGCTACTAATTCCATGGAATATCTTGGGGTCTATAACGACACCCGACTTTGAGAAAATCTACAAACACCTCTAAGTCGCGTTTCGTCTGAATGACATCCAACATGTCACCAACATAGGCATTATACTTCTCATGCTTACCTGCATGTACAAGGCGATCTTCCCTCACTTGGAAAACCTCTTTACCATATCTCGTCGGAAGCATCACTATATTTGAACTCGCATTCATGTCATAGTCAAATCTTCTAACCGTGGGATGTCTCATGTACTGTCTCGGTATGACATGATGATCTTCAACGAGACCCTTGTTGTGGAGACCCCAACGTACCTTGAACATTTTGCGCGTAACCGAGCCGTATCGCATTCCCCTATTATTTAGCAAGATCATTTTTAGATTGGGGAAAACCCAATCTAAAAATGTTCCAAACGGGGCTCGAACCCGTGACTTTGGCGTTATAAGCACCACACTCTAACCAACTGAGTTATTGGAACAAAGGTGCAACTCGACTATTTTACTAGTCGTTGTGTATAACGGAACACATATTATTTACTCTTCACTTCTTTAAGCGATTTCGAGATAGTTTTCGAAGGTCATTTTACCATTCCCGCCTCGAATGAAGTTTCTAAACTTCTGAGCATCCTCGAAGGCTTCTCGAGCAACCTTCACCGATAGGATTGTATCATATGCACAAGGATCGGCATCTCTGATGACAAAACCAGGGTTCATGACTTTTAATTCTGTGTAAACCTCCTCTTCAAGGAAATCCATGACATCTTGGTATTCACATGTTTCGGCGACGACGACGACGGCATACCCTTGGGTTTCATAATTGTTTTTGATTTGGTGCATAGAAATGTTGTTTATCGTTTGTTTATTAATGACATCGGTAACCTTGGAATACTTGGCATACGTGGCTTGAGTGGAAAGTTCAGTTACTCTGTGTCCAGGTGCCTCTACGAACACGATAGAATTTGTAGTTGTCGCTTCAGTGTAGGCATAGTCGATGTAACGGGCAAATTCTTGAACAGCTGTCTGAAATCCAATGGATTCCATACCTGGGATGTCGTTAAAAATAGTCTTGGCAATACCGATGACGTTCGTATCAATCCTATCGTCAAGGGCAAGACTAGCTGCACCTTTCATGGATTCATTTCCACAGATGCAGTAAAGGCGGTTCAAATCTTTCAAACTTTCGATGGCATCTTCAATCTCGACACTCTCGCATGAGACACGTAGGATGGATCCGGCACCTTCCTCAATCTTCTTACGTGAAAGTTCTGTACGAGTGTTATTATTTAGGCCACGGAAACCCTCGTTAAATCCAACGACCCTATTACCTTGAGAATTTTCATAAAGTGTCAGAGAATGGATAAGGTTATTGACACCTGGACACACACCACCGGCTGTGAGGATACCCACATTCATTTGATTTAGATAATCCTCATCTTTTTATATTGCTAATGACATGTGTGGCGAATACGAAAAATTACGGGAACCCATACAAAAAGAACCATGTCATAAATAAGAGTATCACGAGTATTCTCATTTATTATCTGGGTATATTTTAATAATGTCCGTAGAAATTGTGACATACGCCAACAAGTCACAGGGTATGTTTGAAAACTTGGTGAATAATGAATTTGGTGTTCCAATCAAGGTTTTGGGTTGGGGAACAAAGTGGAATGGGTTTAGTGATAAATCCAAAGGTCTAGTCGAACATCTTAAAACCAAGCGTGATGATGATATAGTTGTATTCGTCGATGGTTTTGATTCTAAAGTTAATCGCGATCCTACGGATGTTGTTAAACTTTTTAAACGATATAATTGCAAAGTTCTTTTTTCAAAGGCGAATAATCCGGGTGATTTTATATTGGGTACATGTGTAAATGATTTGTCTGCGAATGCGGGAATGTATATGGGTTATGTTAAAGAATTGAGACAAGTTCTCGAGGAAGAATTAGCTATACGTTGTCAAGATGATCAAGTTAATTTGAATACGATCTGTAAAAAACACCCGTTCATAAAAGTTGATGAAACGCAAATGATTTTTGAAAATATGAACCAAATTGGTGTTGACAGGGATTCCGATGCGGTCTTCGTGTCTTATCCAGGTAAAATATCATTCGATAGAATTTCAAGGGGATTTTTTGAATACACACAATTCGTATACATGTACGTATTGTGTCTAATCGTACTGGGTATGGGAATTTTTCCTAAATATTCAAATGTATTCTTTGTGATGATGATCATGTTGGTCACGTTTTATATTCTGTTCGCAGATAAGTCTTGTACTCTAAAATAACTTAAGCATCTTCGAGAGCTCACCCATCAACACAATCTGTTGAGACATCACCATCAGTTTCGCCATATCCGTCTTGGGGGAAATGTCACCATAGCCCACGGTACTCATGGTAGTGCACGCAAAGTAAAATGGATCGAGAGGAGACTTAAAGCCGAAACTATCAGGGCTCATTTGACTGTACACGAGTCCATATACCAACGTGACGACTAAAATGTTCAGGAAAGTCTTCATCTTTTATTATACTTCAACAGAATTTTGTCGGGGCAAATCTTGACTCCTCCTTTTGAAATTCATTTTCCTCACGCTCGTGACCCACCTGGCTACAGGATTTGCAGTAGAAGAAATCGTCGAAGCTGCATCGTCACTCATGATAATACTGAGACCGTTACACACATCGGGCTTGTTCTCTTTATCTGGAAATTCTATATTAAAAGCCTGTATAGATATGGCTGGTATGTCTGGTGCATCATCGAGAAGTCGATCGTATTCTTGACGAGCTCTTTGTACGAATTCGACTACGTCTTCTCTATGTTGAACGTCGAGGGACAACTCCATATCAATGTTACGGTAAAACTTTGAATATTGGACACACATCGCCGAATGTGCCTCAGCCAAGTTTGCACTCTGACTGAATTTACTTATGGAGGTGAGAATACCACCAAGAACATTGAGAAAGGCGAAGAAGTACTGGATTATCATAATTTTTGTCTTCATATCCGAACTCACATCATCATTTCCACTTGGATTGAGGACCGCGAAACCACCAACACCGGTGATACTTGCGATCACAATACTTGGATATGACAGATAGTCGTGTTGTTTTTTAAAATAGAGGCGAGCGTGATTGTGAAGCCACCTGTATCCCGCCGCCTTCTCTGCCCAACGCACGAGCAGGTTTTCCTGCTTCTCACACCAGAAATGTTTCACTGGTTGGGCATCTATATCTTCCTCACCCATTATGATTGGTAGATATAAAATTCCTAGCTTCTGTCTCGGAGCTGAATGATTTATACACCGCCCCTGGAAATCCATTTACTTGCAATTTAGCTTCATCCCATGTAGTGTAAATCCCTGGAATGCGTCCTCGAACAACAGTGTAAAACTTTTGTTTCTTTTGTTTTGTGGGAACTTGTTTCTCGTTAGAGGTAATAGTCATCGCACATTCTCTAGCGAGTGTATCAACCTCTTCGTTTTTGGGATGTCCATTATGTGCTTTAACCCAACGCCATTCAACCATCTTCACTTTTTCTCGGAGTGCATCGATTTGTATCCATAGTTCCTTATTCTTGACATCCTCCCCCAGCGACGTTTTCCATCCATTCTTCTTCCAATTAGTCACCCACTTTGTAATTCCATTTTTAACATAACTACTATCTGTAAAAAATCGTACTTCATTGATACCCCTCTTTACACATTCCTCGAGGGCTTTAGCGACTGCAGTCATCTCCATGATGTTATTCGTCGTGTTCGCCATGGCACCACACAGTTTCATACCATCCCCTATGGCTCCCCATCCACCAGCTCCCGGGTTTCCGAGGCAACTTCCATCTGTGTAGATTTCGTACATAGTTTCTTGTTGACTTTCTCTTTTAGATCCTTGTACTCCGAAGCCTTCTTAGGTGTCTCACCACGGTGATCTCTGTTCTGATACACAGAGTTTATGGACGTGGCCAACGACCCAACTTGGGTTCCTAAACATTTTACGTTTTAGAATGTCTGTTACACATTTTAAAAGGTAATTTTTTATCAAAAAACTAAGACTTGATGCTTAGTTGGAGAAGGCGAGGCCACCCATACCGGATTGGATGCGGAGGACATTGTAGTTGGTCGCGAACATGTGCATGGTGGTCGCGTCGGTGGAACCCATGGTGACAGCGACCTGGGCGTTGTCGATGCGGGAGAAGTTGCAGGTACCAGTGGGCTGGTGCTCCTCGGGCTTAAGCGCGAAAGAGTACGAGTAGATACCGGGCGCGGGGTTACCGGAGTGGTGGTTGAAGGCCTGCACCTGGTTGAAGTACTTGCCCTTCTGCTCCTTGAAGCGATCCTGACCGTTAAGCACAAGCTTGAAGGTGGACAGGGGACCGACGGCCTCCTCGGTGTACTTCGCAGAGGAGAGACCAGCGGAGTAGAGAGGGGTACCGACCGAAGACACGGGGACGTAGCAGTTGGCCTCAGCGGCCGCGGCGAGAGGGTCGGACTCGAGGACAATCTCGGTACCCAGAACGTTCTGCGAGGTGAAGTTCCACATGTCGGAACGGGAGGAGGTGTTGGAGAAGCACCACACAAGCTCCTTGACGGGGTGGTTGTACGAGAGGCGGACCTGCTTGGTCTTATCGGAGGTGACGGTGTCGGAACCGGTGTGCTGGACCTGCTCGATCAGGTACTCGTGACCCTTCTGGGCGAAGCGGCGACGCTCCTCAGTGTCAAGGTAGATGTAGTTAGCCCACACCTTGAAGACGGTGGTGTCAAGGTAGGTGTTGAAATCGGACGAGAGGTCGATGTCGATGCGCACCTCGTGGTACTGGAGGGCAATGAGGGGCAGGTAGAGACCGGGGTTGCGGTTGAAGAAGAAGATGAGGGGCAGGTACACGGTGGA